ACTTATGGCTAAAGGTGTGATTAAAAGTAATATAACACCTATGCCCTCCGACACAATGATTCTTGCAGCCGCACGGCTTGCTAGTGAAGAACATCAAAATACAATTCTGAATAATATTAGGTCTGACAATAGCGTATCAACCCAGGTCGTCAATAACCTGAACACGCCAAATGCAAGGATTGAATTAAGAAACGCGATGGCACACTAAAAAAGGGACCCGAAGGTCCCCTTATTTAATCAATCTTATTAGCTGTTAGTCTTCAGCAGCAAGGCGATTAAAGTAACTTAGAGTATCGTCTTCATCATCTGCAGCAGCCTTAGGCTCAGGTGCAACGTTATGATTAGATTCAGCTTGACTTGCTCGCATCGGAGCAGGCGTAGATACATCCAATGTCACGTGCTCTGCAGTTGACATTGCAACACCATCCTCACCAAGAACAGCCATAAGCTTAGTCTTTAGTTCGGCATAGGTCTTATAGTTGCTTGGACTATTATACTCTTCTAATGAATGCAACTTACCATAGATACCTTCTAACTCTTCATCCGATGCTAATGCACCTGGCTTTCCAAATTCAGACTTATCATAGTTACGGTAACCTTCAACATCACGAATCTTAAGCTTAAAATCAGCGCCATCCCAAAAGTCGAATGGATTGATTGGATCTTCATCCGCAAATTGTGGCTGCATTGAATCAATAATCTTATCAAAGATTTTCTTACCAAACACATAAAGGAATACTTTACCTTCATTAGCTGGATTACCATCATCTTTAATGACTTGAATATTAGACACATAATGTAGTCGACGTTTACGATTTCGTGCAATAGACTTATCGTCATCATTGCCAGAATTCCACAACTTAGTATTCATTTCTGATACTGGATCGTCTTGTCCGATTGATGTTAATGAGCGTTCGATATACCAACGTCCAGTAACAGGACCTTTGAAGCCGTGATCCCAGTATTGAATCCATGGATCATTCTCGCCTTCAGGCGCAGGTAAAAAACGAATAACAGCATAGCCATTATTTGCTTTATCAACTGTAGGTTTCCAGATGCGGTCATCGTTATAACTCTTCTTAGCATCACCACCAACACTTTGTGCAGTAGTTAGAAGCTTCGCCATAGAAGCAGAACGATTACGTTTTAGATCAGCAAATCCCATATTTTATTCCTCTTTATATTACAATTTATTAACAGTGTATTTTTTACATTGTGGACCATTATAACATGTTTTGATCAAGAAGTAAACACTTTTAGTATAATTTTTTTATAATTATTCGCATTTAATTTCGTATCTAACATGATGCCATATTTAAGAAGTTTATTCTTTAGGTCTGGCCAAACCAGTGTTTCGGTGATGTTCATCTTCTCTATGAATCCCAATATGTTATCTAAGATAATTATGGTCTCGATCATAATGTCACCTTGAAGGAATGACTTAATGATAGGTGGATGTGCATCACCTGCCGCTGTGGAGAACAGTGTATCAAATGGTAGATTACCACCATCACAATGATCGTCACGCAACGTATTTATATCAGCTTCAAATCTATATCCGAAACTTTGTAATCTTTTTTTATAATCAGGCCAAACTTTATCGTCATCTAACATGTTACCTACCCATGATATATCCTCAACAAAGTGGGCATTAAAGTAATCAAGTATGACACTTCTATCGAAGTTAAACTTGGTACCTACCTTATGAAAGAAGTAACGATCCTTGCGTTTCCAAAAGGATTGTTGTTTGGCTGAAGTCTTAAACCTATATTTAACTGCATTATACGTGCCATTAGAGTAGTGTAGCTTACACGCAAGGTATAAACTATACACTCCAAACTCATCTAATCGTTCTGTACTTGTCATATTGGCAACGTATTCATTGGTGGAACTTTAAGTAACCTTGCTTGTTGTGCTTCGTTTTGTACCTTCTCGGTAATAGGTTTGGACAATAGTTTAGATACATCTAAAGGATCTATTTCGTACCTATTGCATATCTCTAGTATTGCATCAAGGTAGGTTACACTACCTCGAGAGGCAAACATTAGATCTTCAACGTATTTAGAGAATTGTACTTGATTCATAATTAGGTTCAACATTAATTCGCCTTTAATAATATAGTATGCTCGTTAATCCTGCCATTTGGCACTGAATCCTTAGTGGTCAGTTTCTTCCACTCTTTATCCAATTGCTTGGCAGTTTTCTTAAGGCATATCTTAAGAAATTCATCTGGCTTACGTAGTCGTGTTGATCTAGACTTATCAGCCTCATAATGTAATAGTGTTGTACCTTTAACCTCAAATCCGCCAACACGTGTTGTAGTGTACTCAGTCACAACTCCATACTTAGTATTGAATACTAGTAACTGATAAGAACCTATTATGTCAATAGGATTAATGGATGCCAACTTAAAGTCGTTATCCTTAGTCTTATACTTCATCTTAGCGATCTGCTTATCTGCAGATTTAACCTTAGGCTTACGTACTTTACGAGTTGCTTTGGCTGCAAGAGTTAGACTCTCTAAGTCCAATAGAATATTCTTAAGAACCTTAATACGATTCTTAATAGCAGATGGTTTAATGTGTGAGTATGCATAGGCATATTCTTCATCGGCCTCTCTCTTAGAGACTGCCATTTCCATCTCATCAATACGAGGTTGGACCCACGCAATAACAGAGGTCTTAATCTTTGGACCAGTTAAACCGTAGGCAGTAGCCTTTTTAAATATATCATAGCTGTTACCATTAACACGTTCGATCCATTCATCTTCGAATGCATCAAGGTCAGTTAGAATAGTATCCGATATGATAGCGTTAAGACGATCTTGTGGTGTTACCTTTGCAACAACAATTGCATAAGGATCAGCCTCTTTATCGTCATCAATAACTTTACGTGCACGTGCAAAATCTAAGGCGTACTCAATACCCGAAGTGATATTTTTGATCTCATCTTGATTGAGTGTCCATCCACGTTTTGATATACGTATTAACGTAGTGTAGTTATTAAAGAACACAGTATTAGATGCAGACTTAAGCAAAGATATATCATCTGAACTATAGTCGTTATCCTGTGCGTACTTAATAACAATCTTAGAGTTGTCTTTAGTCTTATACTTGTAGTTGTAATAACCTAAAGCATTAGTTAAAGCTAAACGTCGATCGACACCTTCAAGATTGTCCTCAGGACTATAACTTAGCTCCTTGCCAAGATACATACTATCAATGCTTTTGCCACGTGCAGCTTTATTCATTTCCATAATTTGTCCTATCAACAGTAAAGTTAGTTACGCTTTCAACACGAAATGATCGCCAACCGTCAGCGGTTGTATCATATGCTTTGATAACGTGGTCAGATGGTACTAAGGCTGATGTGCCTTTAGGTATCATATGCTTGCTCATTAATTTAGTGTTGGTGGTACAACTCATTACACGTTCATCACCATTCAATTTATTAAAAGTCACAATACAAACAGATTCAGATAGAGCTTTTTTCATTAACTCGACTTCGTAAGTTTCAGCGTATGTATCCATAATGTTATATCCTTTATTAATTTGTATGACCATTATATCACAGTTTTATGTGATTGTACAACTTTAATTCCAATCATTGTCATCTTTTTTAGTTTCTGACGAAACAGCACCATAGTGCTTAGTTACGTAGCTAGATGAATCTGTCCAATGGTTATGGTTATCATCCATCTCGTTAATGACACGATCAGAGTAATCAGAATCAGTAGTATCTTTAGGTCCACGCTTCTCATCAGTGTATGATGCAGCTTTACGTAAACGAGTAGACACACTTAGTTTTTTCTTTGGACGAAACTTGCTCCTAAAAGCTAGTTTCTCTGCAGCTGCTTTAATCATTTCAATACGGTCTTCCATGCTATTGTGCTCTCTCTAATTGTGCTTCTTTAAGTAGCCATTCAGTATCTTCTGCATCGGATGCACTATAAGTAGTCCAACCAATACCTCTAATATTTTCGTTGTACGACATCATAACATACGTATAGTGATCTTCAATAGGTCCAAACGAATGAGTCAAACGATAGTGGTAATCTTCTATAGTATGATAGAAATCTAACGAAACTTCTCCATACTTAAATGAGTAATCCTCTTCGTTTAAACTTAAACAATCGAGTTCCATACGTTTAATTGCCTTTGGCAGTTTTTGCATTATGCGTCTCCTAGTAATTCATTTCTTGATATTCAAGCCACTCTTTGGCATCATCAGCGCCTTCAGTCAACATATCGATGCCATTGGTGACATCATCTAACTGAGCTCGTGATAATACACCAGTACTCTCAATGAAGCGCATTCTCTTGGCTTCTGACATAATCTTTACTAATGCGTTATTAATGCTATCACGTTCTTTGCTAAAACGTGGTAACTCATACTGGTAATAACCAGAAGTCATCATTCTTAAGATCGTCTCACGCATTTCTTCACTATCGTAGTTCATGCTGAAAGCTCCCGTTGTTGAGCTTCCCACTTGCCACACAACGCATCAAAATAATCGTAATATGCTTCACATGCCTCCATGGTGAAGCTAGTTGATTCAACGCTGTGATAGCTAGCGCCATGTAAGTTTACGTCCTTAGCGCAGTCCGCATCAACATAGTTCCAGTTTACAGAACCATCTTCATTCCGATTGCTCTTTTGGTTGATTGCCTTTTCAAATGCTTGTGCTAATGTAATCATAATGAAATACCTCAGTTATTCAGAAAGTGCAGCTTTAGCTGCTTTAAGCGTTGCAAAAGTCATGCTGTAATAGTTATCCCAGTTAGTCCCTCTCCATGGCTCACTAGCAGAATACGAAGACATAGATGGGTTCATTTTAGAAAATGAACACTGTTCGCCTTTATTGTTATCCCCGATCCATGAACCTGCAATTTTTGTTAACTTCATGATAAACTACCTTGTGTTTCTTGATTTGATATAGCCATTATACATTATAATGAGTGAGTTGTACACAACTATTTTAGTTATTCTTAGATCATTTAGTTATATGCTTATACGCTTCAAGTTCAAGTGGATAAGACTTATACACTTCTTCGATAGCTTCACAACATTCAGCGTCAAATTCACGTTGAGTGCATTCAGAATAATCAATTCCAGAACAATCCATTTCTTGCTCAACAAGCAATATAGTATCGATCCAATTTTCTGTGTTGATTGATGACTCAGGCTTTACAACATTAAGAACGTCTAGTATTCCACGACGAGTTAAAGTCATCTTGACGCCTGCGATATAAGTAACTTGATCCATAATATTCTCTTTCACTGTTTGATTCATTAAGTACATTATACCATACATTGTCAAATATGTACACAACTATTTTAGTTATTCTTAGATCATTTAGTTATAAGCATATAACTTATTAATGTTCCCATTGACCTACTTCTTCTTCATAACACATAGAACACATGTCCGAATAATCTTCTTCTTCCATAAGATCCTTACACACAACACAAAATTGATCCATATCTTCTTTTAGATCATGCATATCAGTATGGTTTTCTAACTCTTCTAGCTCAGGATTCATCATGATGAAGAACACCGCTTGATCTATTAAGCTTTCCATTGCAGCTGAAAACGATGGAGCTTGCCAAGAAGCAAGTTGAAGAATATATGTCCAACCACGAGAATACTCGTGCACGGTCTTCCATGTGTCATGCGTGATCGAATCTTTAGCTTGAAGGTAGTTGACTGCACCAGAACAGTTATTACCCATTCCGTTGTTGTACAGCTCATGGCTAAGACAAACCGTTGCCCGCATTATTTCACCTGCAACAGTATCAGCCTTTCCCATATCAGGAATTAACTTTGATAGACGATCATATTGCTTCTGATATTTACCTTCGTGTAAGTAGTAAGTATTTTTCATAATGTAATTCTCTTCTTTATTCATTTGATATAGGTATTATACCATACATTATAAAATATGTACACAACTATTTTAGTTATTTTTATATCATTTAGTTATAAGCATATACTAAAAAAGAGGAGTCCTGTATTGGAATCCTCTTTCGGTTGTACTTACTTTTGTCTCTATGAACAGAACATTTGTTAACTTTCTTCGCATGCTTTGCCACAGGATTTCTTCTATGCTTCATACTAATCCTCCTTAGTTAATTAACCTCGGTGACCGACCTCATCTATTACTGACCAACCTAGTCCTTCATACCAGAACTGTGTATAGTCTATACAGTGCAACATAAACCAAATCATTTTAACCCTCGCAAATTTTATCTATGTGAGCTTCAAATGCATCGACCTTAACTAACCTGTCAGGCCAAAATATATAATCCTTTTCTGGATTAGCTCTTAAGTTGTTAAGTAATGGCTGAATAGCCTTACGTAGTTTAATGAGATCATCGGCAGACCTTTCAGACTTACCATCGGCAATATCTTTTAGGTTATTGACCTCATGTACAGCTTCAATATCGTTTTCGTGTACAGCGTGAAAACCAAAATCAAAGTTATATTCTATATCGTCGTTACTCATCTTCTTTCCTGCCGTAATTTAATAATAAAAGAATTAAAGCGCATGCTGTAAATGCTATAGCCAAAGCTAACTCATCAGGCCCCGTCATTTTCCTTGTACCTCTTAATAGTGTTTAGTAACTGAGACGTCCAATTATCCCTATGTTCTATAAACACTTGAGGTGTAGGTGAATCGTCACAGGCGATAACCGTGACTAACTGCGTGATTGGCGTTGATGTACGCTCCTCCCACATGATAGCATATGAAGACTCTTGTATGAAATAGTTGGTTATCCATTTCGTCTCTTTCTGCTTCTTTGATGTTTTCCAATCGATAATTGAAATATCACCATCCCACTCTGCGACCATATCGACTCTACCTGCAAGTCCAAGATGATCTGAATATAATGCAACTTCTAGACCATACACTGTACCTAGCCTTTCAGCAAGTACTGGTTTGATCTTATTGACAGCCGAAAGAATATGCGGCATATAACCCTTACCATAGTCAGGATCATTATTAACATATTTCTCAAGGCAATCATGCACGTCAGTTCCACGGTTAGATGCTTGGTAACCTACCTTAGCAGCTTCTTCTGCACCAACCCGTGCTTTCCATGCATCAATACCTTTCTTAGATAATATCGATAGTACTGTTGTTACTGATGGATAATTGATTCCAGCAGGAGTAGCGTACGTCCTGCCAGATTCTAAAGTCTCCGCAATAAGATCTGTATATCCTAAATCAACGGTCTTGTGCTGAAAATTTTGTTTCATAATCAATGTACTTCATTTTATATTTAGTTGAAGCTCTTTCTTTGAGAGAGCTTTCTTCACGTTGTTCTGATTTGAATTTATCCTTTTTTTTATTGGATGCTTCAAATCTTTTAAACTTTGCCATCTGTACTTCCTACTTATTTAATTTTTTCTAGCGTATCCAAGAAGACACTTACATCAGCACCCTTCTTAAAATCAACATAGACCTTATTACCCTTAGCACGTTTCATGACACGGATCTCAACACCACCCTTCTTATCATGAAGCTTCTTGATCTCAACGCTATCTTCTGGACTAGCATCAATCACAACGCGAGGATTCTCTAGATCTTGAGCTCCAGCACCGTGAACACCACCGACCTGTGTAGGTATTGACACTACGAACTTACCAACAGTTTGTTTACCAGCTTTACGAGGTGAACCTTTAGATGGAGTCACTACTATCTTTGGCATCTTAAGAATCATTTTCTTTAGATCAGCCATAGTAATATCGACATCCCAACCGTCATCGCTGATCAAGTCAGTTTGAACAGTCTTAGATCCAAATACTAGTGCCCCGCCGTCGAAGTAAAGATTGTCCTTTCCTCCGTGAGCTTTAATCTTAGGATCCTTTTTAAGATATGCTGTAATGTCTAACTCACGATCAAAGTCCGCAGTGACGCTTTTGTCGTTCTGCTTAGCTTCATTCATAAGGCGCTTATACGTCTTTAATGTCGTTGTCATTACTTCTTTCCTTTAGTTTCATTCGTTCTATTATAACACATTATGTACTATATGTACACAACTATTTGAGTGTATTTATATGTTACCGTTGCTTAGACAATCGCATTTCTTTTGTCATGATGTAATCACGCACAAGACCTGATCGTACAATGTCTGCCCAATTAAATTCTATTACACTAAACTTCTTTAACTCACGCAATATATCAAGAAAATCAATAATGCCTTCTTTCTCGTCGCGATACTTTAAGTCAGACTGATAGTAGTCACCACACATGATGAACTTACAATCACGACCGACACGCGTTATTACTGTATCTAATTCATGTCCGGTCATGTTTTGCATCTCATCAACAATTATAATCGCATTGTTAATAGTGATGCCACGAATAAATGACGTTGACATAAACTCTACTGTTTGCTGCTCTATCAGACGTTCCCACGCATCACCTTCACGTGGAATAAGCTCTCTGCATATGGATCTATATGGACCTGTGTATGCATCCTTCTTCTCGTCTTCGTCTCCTGGTAGGAACCCTATATCTCTTGTAGGTACAATAGACCTTACAATAATAACTTTCTCGTAGGGAGTTTCTCTATCAAGAACTTCTTCTAAGGCAAGGGCCATTGCAATGAATGTTTTACCTGTGCCTGCCGAACCGTTTAAAACTAAATTATAACCCTCATTGTATCTTTCAAATACTTCTCGCTGTGTGTCTGTCATTGGTTCTACTTTAGCGAGCTGCTCTAACTTCAACTTAATTGCTTTTTTAATTGTCATGATGAGGTAAATGTGCCTAATGGATTATTCTTCTTAATTGTTTTTAAGGTATCCTTCCAACCATCGTCTGTCTTTGAGAGGACCCCACCAGTTCCGTGATACAATACATTAGGAGCTCCTAATTTTATATACACGTTACCACCTCCACATGATACACATGTAGAGGGGGCATTTCTTTCTGCTATCTTACGAATTTCTGCATGAACATCCATACAGTCGTTACACTTATAATCATATATTGGCATTTTATCAAGCTACTTCCATTGTTATATCCATAATTTTTGACTCTAAATATTCCCGTTTTCTCTTTATCTTATACATTAACATCGTATTACCTTTTTTCTCCAAGTGTTTCTCATAATGATTTAATTCACGCGAGTCTTTTCTTAATCGTTCAAGGTGTGTTGGCGACATAATGTCTCCTGTTATTATTGTAGTTAAGGGAAAGGTATTATTGACAAGCCTCCATATAGGTTAGGTTAATTTTGTATTTATAAATTATGATTTGTTATTAAAATCGCCGACACATTCAATTAAGTTCCTGCAGCGTTTCTTAATAAGATAGTTCAGTGGCTTAGTAGCGTGGGCTTTCTTACGATCGCCATAGGCTTTAAGGATCTCATCCTGAACGTCCTTTGGTGTTTCCCTAAGATCTATTAATGTACTGTTACGCTTATAATTGCGCTGAGCATCTTCTGGCATGATTGACAGATCCCGCCATTCTTCGATCTTCTTTTTAGTCATTGGTGATTGACGAACACCTGAGACAAACGTATCATCCGGAGATAATATGTTAGGAACACCATCCGATGAATCACCTTTACATACGTGTTCATGCAGATCAAACTTATCTTCTTGAAGGATAAGCTTCTTAAGCATTGGACTAAACTGTTGGATATTATCCGTATTAGCCTGCAACTGAAGAAAGTCCTTATCGGAAGAAACGATCATCACGTCTTCATGCTGTCCAAACTCTTGAGTAGATAACGCAATATGAGCAATGGTATCATCAGCCTCACATGAATTAACATTGACAACATACCATGGCATATTTTCAATGATCTCTTCAGTCACAAGGTTAATAATACGAAACGCTTCTGGCCAATCTAACTTTGACTTTTCACGTGTTGCCTTACGCTTGAACTTGTATTCAGGAAAGTAATCCTTACGCCAGTTCTTACGACCCTCTGTACAGATAACCATTGCACCGTACTTGTCACGGAATTTCTTATTGTACATACGAATAGAGTTAAGGATAACATGACGAATGATGTCTTCCTTGATCTCTAAGTTCTGTAACAAAATAGACGAAATTGCGATTCCACTATAATCTAATAATATAATATGCCTTCTCCAATTACTTAATGTTAATCATCGTTGTATCCATCGTCGAACTCATCATCGAATTCGTCTTCTTCATCAATCAATGCCTGCAATTCATTATGCATTGCATCTAATATTTCGTGAGTAAAATGCGGTATCTTTGATACCCGACTGATTGCACCACACATCATATTAATAGTAACGGTTAAATCATCTATTAATTTTTTATCTTCCATATCATAACCATCCATAACCATTTGGTCAATGATCATATCGGTCATGTACTGCACATAGTCTTCACATTCTTGAGCAGCTGCTAATAACTCATTGCGCTCAGTCTGATGCTTATTGATCTTTATGCCTGGGAACTTAACAACATTATTTTTACTCATAGGGTATTATACCATAGTATGGTTGCAATGTACAACTTTATTTTAGCTAATTGAAATCTTTTTTAGGTGGGCTCTTCTGCATCGTGCCATTATCCATCCGTTATAATACTCGTCAGATAGTAACACATCATACTGAAATTGTAGCTTCGCTTCAAAGTAAGAACACTCAGATTTAGATTGGCACAATCGTAGAATCTCTCTATGAAATAATGTGCCGGAACCTCTCTCTTCGTTTAACGTTTCATTGGATCCATAATATGATTTCCAATCTGATTCAGCAAGATACTTCTTTTTCTTACCTTTGACTTGTCTGGTCTTCTTTGACCAGAATACCTTCTTACCAATATACTTCTTACCTGTATCTATATTAGTAACAACATATACAAATCCATACACATCCTTGTGAGTGGATTCACCTAAATCGTATTCAGCTCCATTATATATCCAGCTCATCTTCATCACGATCAGTTGCTACTGGATCTTCTGCTGGCTTACTGCAATACGGGCAATAATTAGGTTCAATGGATAGATCATCATCGTCGTTAATTTCATACTCAGTATCGCATTCTGCACAAATTAGATTATATTTCATAGACTAAGATCCATAATTGATTCTCGAACTTGATCGGCTATCACAGCGGTTCTTAATTCATCGAATCCGCCTATGCCTTTATTGTCCTTTTTGATTTGTGGGAAGGTTTTTGCATTATAGAATTCCATAGTGAAATCCTCAAGACTAAAATCCTTATCTAGTACTAACTTCTTATATTCTAAACCCTTAGCTTCACATAAATTAACTGCTGCAATACAGTAAGCACAAGGTGGGTTATCCCTTGCATAAATCTCAATCATAAGCTCATTCCTTTCAATGTGTCAGCATCGACATCCTGTTTAACTCCACCAATTATATATGAGGAGATTTCCACTTCTTGTGGAGCTACTTGCACCTGAGATCCAGATATCCACTTCTCGGTCCACGGTAATGGATTAGCCTGAGATACTTGATAAGGAGATATATAGCCAAGTGTCTTCATACGCTTTGATGCAATCCATTCAACGTAGTCCTTCAATATTACACTGTTCAAACCGATCATAGAACCATCTTTAAATAAGTAATCTACCCATTCTTTTTCTTGATCGATTGCAGATACAAACATTGAAGATACCTCTTCACGACATTCTTCCTGCAACGAAATAAAGTCCGAATCTTCTTTAAGGAGGTTACGGATAATTTGAGTAGATGCAGATAAATGCAAATTCTCATCACGTGCAATCAGCTTAATAATCTTAGCGTTGCCTTCCATCTTCTTTAATTCTGCAAATGCCCAACTACATGCAAATGAGACATAAAACCGTATTCCTTCCAATATGTATATAGAATGCAAACACAGCCATAAGGCTCGTTTCTGTTCGTACTTATCTACGGATCCTGGATTAGCTGATTCCGCTGAGTTGATTGCAATTAGGTTGTCATAGTACTTTGATACATTGTCTGCACAATCAAGAATCTCTGAGATACTATTGATCTCGTCAAATACTTGACCAGGGTTAGGATAT